AACTCTAATGCACGAGTTACCAACACTGAGTTACCGTACTCTGCAAGAGTAATGGTTACTGATGTTGGTGTTGACATTGCTACTGCATCTGGGTCAGTTGTCTCTGTCAGAGCAGTTGTTGCTGCTGAAAGGTCAACATAACGTTGTAGAACAACGGTTGAACCAGGGATTGCTTGACGTGCTGGACGCTTATCTGCTACAGAACGAATTAGGGGTTCTGAACGGAGAGCGAATTCTAGAAGACGGTCATACGCCTTCTGGACTAGACCAGCACCACCAGCGGTTCCTCCTAAGGAACCTGAATCTGTTGATACATATGCCATATCGTCACCTCCAAGTGACTATGAACGGAATTATTGTGAGCGAAGTACATCCAATAATGCATCCATTGAATCTGCATTATCGATGCGAAGATTTAAGTCTTCTGCTCGGTCAGGGGTCATAGCGTTAGAGGTTAGAACATCCTGTTGACGCAATGCGGCACGGTCTTGTTCTGATACCTTAGGCTCCTCTTTAGCAACTGTAATTCCAAATAAGTCTGCGTTATCATCAAGCCAGTTATTAACTGACTCCTCGTTAACATCATCCAAATCCTTAAGAACCAGTCTTGCTGCTTTAAGGTTGACGCCCTTCTTTTCTAGGACTTCTTTGACTGTACGCTCACGCTGCACCTTGGATAATCCCTCAAGTTGCTCAGTGAGTTCCTTAATACGCTTTTCATCGTTACGCTTGGCTTTCCGCAATTTTTTAAGTAAATCGCTTCCTTCCAATTGCACACCGTTGTCGGTATCTTGGTCGTCTTCGTCTTCATCCCAGTAGTTGTTGCTCATAGCAACCCACCCTTCTATTCGTTGTAGTCGCAAGCCTCAGATTCTGGTCGGGGAACCAGGCTGGCTCTTGCTATCGGTCTAGTACGCTACGTGAGGCCGATGGATTCACATAGGATTCTATTTAGTACTGACCAGCACCACCTTGAGTGAGTGTGGTCTTTGTTAAGCCAGATTGTCCCTTGAATCTGCCTTCTTCTTGCGCTGATATAGACTCTCTTGCTCTCTTAGCGGATGCTAGACCAAGGAATGCTTCTTGTTCTGCTTGAAGCCTTGTGTAATCTTCTCCAGTTGAGATGCTTGATAAGAACTCTGCACGAGGAGCAATGCTTGCTACAGTTTGATATCCTTTGCGTGCTTCTTCTTTACTGATACCAAATGAGGCTAGTGCCTCAGCACCTAATGCTCCAGTAGTTACATTTTCAAGTCCTGCAGCCGTTCCAGATGTGGTCGCAAGTCCAGTCTTTAATCCTTGTATGGCAGCAGCGCCACCAATTTCAGCAATTTGAACTTTACGCTTTAACGCTGGTAATCCTTCTGCTGGGTCTAATATCGCAGAAACAATATCTGTTTGATTTAATGATGGATAATACTCTGCTAATGCAGCCTTTGTGAATGGGTCAGCATTTTTAACTCTATCTATTGCTAAACCTACTCGGTCAGCCACCTCTGCTGCAGATATATCTCCAGCGATAAAAGTACTCATAGTCGCTTTGGTTGCAAGATTCCCCACGCCATAAGATTGTAATACCTGAGAATAAGTTCTTTCTGCTGCTAGGTATTCCCCAGGACTTAGTACTGGTTTACCTGCTGTAAAACGGGCTTTGTTCCCAGAAAATCTAGTTTGAAATGCAACTGCTAGTGGGTCTTTACTATTAGGGTCTTGCATAATCAATTGAATAGTATCGTTTGAATAACCTTTTTGTACCGCTTCGGTAATTGAGCCAGTTAAATCACCAAGACCATAAGATGAAAGTAATGCACTAATGGCTGCAATTTGGTCAACCTTTGCAGTACTAGTCGTTGGAGTGGTTCCCAACTTAACGTCTGTTGCTGGTGGTGGAGGGGTAACTGGTTTTGGTTGTATAGCGCCAGTGTTTGGGTTTACTTCATATCCAAGTGCTTCTGCCATAGTAGCAACTTTAGTAGTTTTAGTATCTACAGATTTAGCCAAGCCCTCTAGGGTTGCCCTTACTATTGGGTCTTTAATTTCTGAAAATTGTGATTTTGCTTTTTCGTAATCAGCCAATTGCTGCTGATATGTAACAGGGGTTGTTTGACTAGTAATGTTTTTTGCAACTTCGACTGGACTTGGTTGGGCATTTAATGCTGCGAGTTGACGCTGCAAATCCAATGCCAATAAGTCCGCTGCTGTTGGTTTTCTTGCCATTAGCCTGCCGCTCCAAACATCTTAGTCAAGTCTCTTCCTAAAGAACCAAGAGAATCTTGAGCATTCTTTGTAAAACGCCATTTAGGGTTTTTGCGTAAAGAAATTTCGTAGTCATATAAACCCATTAAACCTTTAGGGTCTTTTGCAACTTCTTGCAATTCCTTCAAGTCAATAGCATCTGCATCTTCTTCAAGTATATTTGCACGAGTTTGAAGGTATGGGCTAAGTAATTGCTTTACGGTATAGCCCTTGTCAATTTTATCTGCTAATGCAGGGAAGTAAGTTTTAGCCTGCAAATTAATTAAGTTGATATTAGAACTTAAAATTTTGTTATCCACTGAAGACTCTACTGCTAACTTACCAATCGCAGCATCGTTAAATGGGATGCCGTTTTCAGCATAAGCCTTTTTTAAAGTTGTATACGTGAGGCCAAAACTACCTCTTTGAAGACCCGCAATAGCCTTAGGGTCGCCCATTGCGGCTGCTTGAATCTTTTGAGTAGCATATGCTTTAGTTATTTTATCTAAAACATCTCTACGTTCCTGAGGGGAGACTCCTTCTAAGATTATATCAACATCACCAGATGGTGTTCTTTTTGTTGAACGACTTCTTTGCAATGCAGACAGTTGACTGTAATATGCTTGGGCTAGTTCCTTAGGAACATCTTCACCAAATACAACTTTAAACTCATTATTAATTTCAGCAATAGCCTCAGCCCGTGTTGAAACGGTTACTGTAGGACGGGGAGAGTCTAAATCAATACTTCCAGCAGTTACTGGGGCAGGTCCAATACTTGCATCCTTATCGTTTGAGTCACGTAATGTGACTGGTACGTTTTCTGGATTTTCAGTATCTACTTTCCATCCGTCATCGTCATCGTCTTTAAGTACCAACTCAATCTCCAATCAAAGGTTCAAATATATTCCAGTAAAGCGATATAGCATTAGGGTCAGAACCTGCAAGAGTTCGTAGGAAATCCTTAAGGTCAGATTTAATCAGTTTCTTATAGGCATCTGCTCGATTAGTAGAACCTTGAATTCCACTTATCTGAGCCTGTGCATTGTCATATTGCATAATCATTGATTTAAATAAAGTTCCAAGTTCTTTATTTGGAGCCAATCCATTATCAACAACTTTACGCAAATCGTTTAATGCTTCAATTTTTAGAGACTTATAACCTTCATTCATTTCTAACTGTCTAGCAAGTAAAGGATAAGAATTCTTGAAGAATGTTTGTTCTTGTTTCCATAAGTTTCTATAATAACGCTTTACCCCAATACTTGGGTTTTCCTGTATTAAAGAATCATAATAATCTCTACGAGTATTGTACTTTTGGCGAGCCTCAGCAGTTGATGCTTCTCTCAAATACTCTTCAAGTTGTTTATTTTTAACAAATCCCTGAGACTTTAAGTATGAGTATGACTCTAAATCATTCGTTCCATTTATAGGAATAAAGAATGATGCAGCCTGTTTGTGATTATTTATTAAGTCTTTATTATCACGAACAAACTGTGCTGCTTCATATGATTTTTGAAATGATGCTTCAGTCTTACTTGTAGTTTTAGGAACTGTATAAACTGTTTTGGTTGGATAAAGGGTAGCAAAGGCAACTAATGCTTTACTAAAAGCATTTTCTTCATCTGCATATTTTTTAACAAATTTAGCAAATTCAGAGTCCCAGGTAAAGTAACCAGCATCAATCATTTCTTTTGGCACATCTTTAGTTGCAAAAAGTTGTACAGATGCAGGCGCTCCAAGTCCAGTTACGAACCTTAATGCCATAATGTTGGTAGCCTGAACTATTGCTTTAACATTAAAGGAATCTAATTCGCTAGCATCTTTTGGTCCTTGACCAATTGAATTTAATAGACGCATTGCCTGGACGGTTGCAGAAAACTTTTGCTCAGTCATCATAACTTTATCGTTACGAATACCCATATCGATTAGACGCTGAAGGTTAATTGGGGTAAACTTACGCCACCAATCCTGGTCTGGAATTCCACCAGTAATAACTGGTTCTGCAGATTTTAAGAAACTTCCAATGCCTGGAAGATTTTCAAGAACCGCTAAAGACACTCCGATAAATGGTCCACCTAGACGTGGTGCTGCTGATTCAGGGTCAAGAGATGGAGTAAGCATTTTAACTTTTCCACCTAGATTTACTGGCAAAACTTGTGCTCCAGGAATACCCATTAACCTAAATACAGAATTTCCTAATACATAATTTAATACATCATCTCCTGGATATGTAAAATACATTTCTCCATTAGCGTCTTTATGTATAAATCCTGAGTGCTCAAATGTTTGATTTAATATGGCAAGACGAACAATTGCTCTTTTCTCATACTTAGCAACTCTAGTTGCACGACGATAAAAGTCTTCAGTTGCCCTGTAGTAACGACCAAAGTTACGCACATTAAATGCTAGGTTAGTTCTGACGTTAGAGTTATCAATATAACCTATTGTCCTTTGACGGGCAAGGCTTAGACCAACTTCGTGTGCTTGCTTTCGTGCAAGTGAATTAGCAATTTCTAAGTCTATGCCAGAGTCAACAAGTCCTCGCATAATGTTATTTTGATAGCCAACTAAATCTTTTCTATACATAAGATAGTTGCCATAAGTAATAGGCTCTCTATCAAGAATAGCAATTTGGCGACCAATCCAGCCGTAACCATTCTTTATAATTCTATCAAGAGTACTTACCGCATCACCTACTTGCAGTGGAATTAACTCTCTACCAAGAACACTTTTGGGTTGTTTAAAATCCTTGTTGTATTTGTTAAGTTGTTTAAAATCAAACTTATCAATTCCGCCAGAATCTTTAATATCTTTGATTAATTCTTTGTTTAATCTACCAGAGAAATCTCTAAGTGTGCTTGTGGCATCAGCATATGCTCTTTTAGCAAGACCGTACGAACCCTCGGCCTCATAAATTGCTGACCTTTTGGCTAATTCATTTCCCTTGCCATCTAAGTACTTTGCTAAAATATCAATAACATCTTCTTCTTTTTTGTAAATATTACTAAATACAATTTGACCCCAAATGTTTCTTTTACCAATTGTATTATTTAAATCTAGATACCAACTAAGTAGGAATCCTGGTTTATTGTATTCAATTTGACTAAATATTGAAGAAAACTTTTGGTCTTTTAATGCTTCCGCAATATCAACATTATATGTTACTGAAGGTCCATATTGATTTAAATACTTTGTTGTATCTTCAGCAACATCCATTTTAAATTCTGTTCTAGTGGAAGCACCATTAATGTCATCAATTACGTCACGTCCACCATTGCGAATAAAATCTTCAGCGTATTCAGCATTTCTTTTGCCTTCTGCTGTTGCTAAAAATCCTGGTTTAAATCTATCTCTTGTCAGTGCAACACCAACGGCGGTGGCTAAGTCATCGGGGCTATTTGCAAATTTAGCAATTTGCTCTTTGTCGTATGACTTATTTAAAACCCTATACAAGGTTCGAGATAGTATTCCTAGTGGGCTTACCTCAACATCTCTTTCCCTAAAGGCAGTTTTTTTAGCAGATGGGGCTATTCCTTTGCGGACCTCTTGTGACATTGCAAAACCTTTTATATAGTTTACGATGCCTTCAAGTCCTCCGATTAAACCATACGTTCCAACTTCTTCAACTGAAGTACGAATACCTAAACGAGGATATAAATTTAAGAAAGACCAAATATCTGTAACTTTTTGGTTTGCTACAGATTCTCCAACTTTACCAGTTATAGATGAAAATATATTTCCACGTAATTCAAACTTACGAAGGTCAAGCAAATTTGGCATATAGCGAGACTGAGATAATTGATAAGAGCGAACACCTCGTTGAGCACCATTTAACTCGGCAGCATTATAAATTGCAGCATCTATTGGTTCTAAACCTTCAATAATTTCTTTTAAAGCCTTGCGGGACTTTACAGTATTGCCCATAGTTCCGCCAAGAATTTTAAGAGATTTATCAATATCAGAGATTGTTTCTGAAATTAAATCTTTTTCTTGTTTTAATACTGCAATTTTTTGACGGTCAAGTAATTGTTTTTTAATAGCCTTAAATGCTTTAATTTGATTAGAAATATTTGCAATATCAGCGGCGGTAGAGGCAGCAAGACGATTTGCTTTTCCTTCTGCTGTTACTATATCGGTTGCATCTGCGACTAATTTACGAACGCCCTCTGGGGCTGGCAAGCCAACTGGATTAGCAGTTCCTAATATTCTTGAAAACTCTCCCAGGTCAAGAGCACTTTGGTTTACTGAATAAAGTTCTTTTGACATAACATCAATTTCATCAATAAACTTTTTACCACCAGCAGTAAGGTCTAAACCCATTCCATAAGCAAGGGTTTTTAACATACCCTTGTACATAAGTAAACGTTGACCTTCGGTTGCTGCAATCCAAGCAGCACGAAATGTAGATGCAGAACCTTTATCTACAACTGTTCGCATTAAACGATATACTTGGTCAGCACTTGTCGTATCTGTTAAAGATATTAAACGTTCTTGAGATGGTGCAATTGAAAATTGACGAAATAGTGAATCAATCTTAGCGGCAGTACTAGCATCTTTGGACTTGAATCTTTTACCCTTGTCAAAACCAGTTAACCCTCTGCCAGTTACTTCTTTGTAACCAATTTTATCTGCCCAGCCAACTGGGTTTTCATCAAGTAAGCGAGCAATATCATCTACCGTGTCAGGAAGATTTAATGACGAATATTTTGAATTTGGTAAATTTTTAGTAAGCGCATCACGAACTGTGTTTGTAAGGCTACGACTCCAAGTATAGCGTGGTATTAATGGGTCTCTGCGTAGTCCAGCATTGCCTTTAACAATGTCATCAATGATATCTCCGCCTCTAAAGAACTCTAAGGCAGTATCTGCGTCTTTAATATTAGGCGCCATATATCTTGCAACATCTAAATTAATTTCAGGGAAACGTTCTTGAACACGAGTTAATACTTTACCCTTGGTAGCAATATCTCCAAGGTTATACTCTTGAAATAATTTACCTAAGTTGTCCCAGTATCTACGAACACTGCGATTTCTCCACGCCTTTTCAAGATTTGCTGGATTCTCACCTAGTTTAATTAAACCAAAACGTGCAATATCAGCGGTACGTTTAGCCTTACCTGCAATAATTAATGGGTCCAAGCCAAACGTTACGCTAAAGTCAATACCGCCAGAAATTGAATTAAAAAACAAACTGGCTTTACCGTCGCCCATAATTGCTTTTTCGGCTTCAAACGGAAATAGACTAACTAAAGAACGTGCAACATCTCTTCCTGGGCTGATTTTAGCCTTTTCAAAACTAGCAACTGCACTACCAACTGATTTTCTTATTTCTTCATCTTCTGGTAAACCGCTTGTAAATCGATTGACAATATTAAGAGCCTTGGGGTCAGTTAATAATTTGTCATAATAATCTATAAAGTTTTTTCTACCAGCAAGCAACTGTGCAACATAAGCGACCTCTGGAGTAAGTGTTTGTTTAATCTTTTCAATTTCACTCTTATCAAATACGTTTTCTTTATCAGATGCTTGTTCCCAAAATCTTTTCCAGTTTTGAGAATTATCTTCTACTGTTGCATCTTCCCCACCTGGTAAAAGTTCTTTGAATCCTTCGACAAAAAATCTTTCAAAAAGAAATTCTGCAGTATCGCCTTCTTCTTGGGCTATTCTTGACGCTCTATATGGTTGCTTAAGAAGTTTTTCTTGTGGGCGAACAAGCGACTCAAGAACTTTTCCAGCACCAGATGCAACACCAGTATCTTTACTTACAGAGACAGGAAAGCCAGTGCCAAGAGTTAAAATTGCTTCTGCTGGGTTTACAGATGTTGTAGGGGTAATTGGTAATCCAGCAATTTGCATACCAAGTTCTTTAAAAGTTTGTACAGCGTAATCTGCAGATGAACTTAAACTTCTTCCAATATTTCCAAAAAAGCCTCTATCTTCTTGAACATATTTAGGGCTAAAGTAAGACTTAAGGGCTGACTGCCATTCTGGAGTTAAATTACTAAAACTTTTATATGCATCATTTTGTGGCAATGTTGTAAGAAAATCGTGTGTTTTTTTCAACTCGGTAAAAGCGGCTAATTGTTGTTTTTCTGAATTAGACAAATTAGACTGGACTGCAGCGGTGGCGACACCAGGAGACAAGCCAGCAATTGTAGTTATTGGATTGCTCAACTTATAAACCTCTTGACGCTACATAGTTATAAAGTTCTTGAACATCCCCAGTTGGGTCAACATCAATCATTGATGCAAGAATTTCAGAAAGGCTTCGCTCACGAGGAAGGTTTAATGCTTCACTTCCTGCGCCTGGGCCAAAATCCATACCAGTTGTAATTGGTTCATTAACTCTTTCGGTTGGAGAAGTTAAAGGAACAATAGGTGGCATAGTAGGTGTAGATTGACTTGGGCCTGCCATAGGAGCAGATTGTTGTTGAGCCATTGTTTCCACACCAGTAGAACCTAATTGACTCATTCCAGGAATATATCTTGCAGCCTGAGTTCCAGATTGTCCCGCTCCACCAGTTGCGGAAATGTTTGCTGGGTTATTCTGTGGCGCCGTTGGGCGCATTCCTCCACGATTCTCAGCCATTATTCCTCCTACTTAATTTTTCTAGGTTGTTCTTTTGATATATATGGACCTGCTGTAAATGCTGTAAGTTTAGATGCAATTTCCATTGCTTCATATGCATCTGCTCCAGCGTATAGAGCACCTAGTGCATATGTAGCACCAGAGCCTGCAGCATATACCCCGTCTGCAGATTTGCTTATTGATAACTCTTGGTCGACATCAAATATTTCTCCACCAATAGCCATAATAAATTGAAATCTATTTTCTTTTGTATCTTCATCAAAGTTGTAACCATTATCTGACATACACTTACGAAGAGAAGGCATAGCCTTTACAATCATAAAATGATACAAGTTTTCTCTGTCTTGTTTGGTTGGAACTGGTGGTTCCCAAATATGTTGTGCAATATCGCAGGGAAGTGTTTCTCCAGAACCAGCAATTAAAAACATACCACTCTCTGAAATCTTTTTAACTTCAGGGTGAGTATAAATTCTACCATCAGCATCAGTAGTCTGACTATCAGCAACTATAAAGCAGCGGTCTTTATATTCTAAACCGATAATTGTTGTCATTGTCCCCTACCTAATTAACTTCTAGTTACTACTCGTGCATTACCTTTTCCGCTTGCGGTTAAACTTGAAAGAATTGTTTGAATATCTGGAGCCTGTTGTGGAACCATTTCTCCGCCTTGTCCAGGTGGAAGAGCGCCTCCTACTGGAGCACCAGAGGGAGCAGGGGACGTTTGCTCAACCATAGATGTAGAAACTCCAGCAGGAGGAACTGGTTGCTGCGGAGCGAATGTGGCCTCAATTGCATCTTCTAATGCTTGACCCTTTTGACGAGCCTTGATAACCGCAGCAATTTTATTTACTATACCAGATGCATCTTGTCCACCTGCGACCATCTGAGGAATTGCTTGACTTAATGCTGTTAGAGAACCAAGTAAAGATGTTCTCATATTTTCAATTTCAATCTTTTCGAGTTCTTGTGTTACGTTAACTGTAAATGGCAATTCACGCATAGCCATATCTCTAGAGATTAATCCGCCACCAAGTGCTTGCAACATAAAGATAAGACCTTGGGCTGGGTTAAGACCAGCAAGCATTCCGTAACGGACATCGGCTGAATAATCACCCTTGATGTCTTTAGTTGGTTTATAGGTAATTTCATATGGTGAACCAGAATCAACACCACGGATTGTTTTTTCTTCTGAAAAAATTATTTCATCAATTTCAAAACATAAACGAATTACGTCACGAAGTGCTGCTGCAAAGATTGCTTGGGCTGATTTAACTTGAGTGTCAAATGCTCCCATAAGAGCCTGTACACCTTGACCAGTAACGATAGATGCGTCAATGTTACCAGTACGTGATTCTGGATAACGAGCACCAACTCTAAGTTCTTGGTTAAGTAATGTTTGTTCTGTAAATGCGCCTTGCGGCAGTGTAAGTTCTACACGACGGACACCTGCTGGGTTGGCAGTACGGATAACCGCATCTCCACCCAACTGTAGTTCTTGTACATCTTGTGGAAGAACAATAGGTGCTTGGACAGATTTCTCTGCAGCCTCCATTGCAAGTAAAGCAAAACGATTACGAAGTAACTGAATTCCAAGTACGTCATCAAATTGTCCACGTAGTTCGCTATCAATAGATGGTTTACGTGCTACAACTACCATCATCTTACCAAGAGGATTCTTGGCCCGTGATAGAATTAAATTATCTTTTGCTGGTAAGTAAACAACTGATTGGTCTTTATCATAATAACGAATCATTTCTACTTGACCATTTAAATCTTGTTTGTATCCATCTTGTCCAAGGATTGTGGAATCATACTCTGGGAATTGAGTTACCAGTTCGCCTAATGTCAATGTATATCTTTTAGCAAATGCTACGCAACGACCATATCGGTCAAACTCTGGGTATGAGCCAATTGGATTTTCAATACGAATGCGAGGCATTTTTGCATCATCATCTAGTTCAATTACGAATGGAATAAATCCATATGTTATATACCAGTCCGCCCCCGAATACATCTGAACAGATAAATCAGAGTGTTGGAAATAATTGCTAGCAATACGAGTACGCTTATCGGCAAAAGAACGAGCACGGTCATTAACCGCATTAGCCGCCGAGCAGTTGACTGCTGGGAGAGGAGCCATAACCTCTGAAAGGTCCCTGGCAACAACATCAATAAAATTTGCAACGACATTAGCATCTACGCCATCTGGAAAAAAATCAGGATAAACTTCAGCAATTTTTCCTTTACGCACAGCAAGAACATCTAAGTTGCGAGCATCTCTCTCGCTATTACGATAACGCAGGGATTGAACCCGTGCTGATATCTGTTCAATTGTTAATGCCATTTATGTCCTAACGATAGAAAATTGAATTAGTCACCCATTGGGCGGTATATTTTATTTACTTCTTTATTACTAATACCAGTAGTAGCACGCCAAGATACTGGAGTATTATTTGGATTGTTTTTAACAAAAGATTTTTTAAATCTTGCAATAGCGGCTGTAGGATTTTGTTTATATTTTGCACCAACAGCAGCAATTAAACTAGGGCCACTGGATATATCTTTTTTAGTTTCTGAAGTTTCTGAAATAGTTTGTACTGCTTCTTTATATTTTTCTGCATTACTGCCTTTAGCGCCTGGGTTAACCCAAGACACATCTGGACGTTTTTTGGCTGCCATCTTATCTCCTTTAGTTGTAAGTTCCAGCCCATTGCTCTGCAAAGGCTTCGTCTAAATTAAGTGAACCACGTCTTGACTGTTGCGCTCTTGTAGCCCATCGATTATTTTGGTATTGCCCAATTCGTGTTGATTGTTGCATTAATTCACGTATGCGTATAACCGCAAACCATAAAGCCATTACACAGTCAGTAGGGTTCTTAGTATCAGGCTTCCAAGTAATAAGTTCTTGAACTAAAGTCTTAAGACCTTCAGAGCCTTCATTGCTTGGTAATTCTATTATATTGTTGTCTTGAAATCTACCATCTCTGGTTGAGCCAAAAAGGCTTGCCATAGATGCTACACCAAATCCGACATCCCACTTATTCTTGCCAGTAAAGTGTGAGTTAAGTTGGCAACCGTATTGGGCTAAGTAGTTTCTTAAATTATCATCCAGGGCGTAAGCCTTTTGGTGGGCGTTAATTTCAATTCGTATTTCTTGTGGCTTGTATTTAGGGACCCACTCTTCAATCAAGTTTTGAATCTTGGCTGGTGTAGGGTCTGTCATATTAATACAATCTAAAACATATATCTTTCCATCAGCACGGTTATAAGAAACAACTACCGCTCCTGTTGCTCCCGCCATTGCTGGGTCGAGGCCAATAACTGTATATGTAGATTCACAATGCTTCGGATGTCCTGGGACTCCAGGCTTGAGAGGTCCTCTTTTTCGCATTCCATTAACGCTACCTGCGACACAGGTTGGAGAAAAGATTGAATTTTCTGTGACATCTTCTTGCTGGTAGACCATAGCCCAGACAGATGGGGCCACTTCAGAGCGTCTCGTAAATAGCGAGGGTCCGTCCCACTTAGGGAACAGCCCTTCCTCATTTGCTTCATCTTTTTCGCCCTCTGGTCTATCGGTCCAAGGCCATAAGGTTTTCCAGTTGGCTGGCTTTTCATCAAATTCTAAAACTGCTGGTTGGGCGAAGTATGTGAAAGGAGACTTGCCTCCAGTCCATTGTCCGCCATCCCTAATCATTTTATATAAATCAATTGAGGAGACACGGGTTCCTACTACTAGCAGTTTTCCGTGCCGCCCCAAACGTGTGATAACTTCTTTTTGAAGCCATTCAATTTGCTTTTCCCATTCGTGGGCATTTGAGTTCATCACAACGTCATCTAGGATAATTAGGTCTGCTCTTGCACCGTAAATCTGAGACCCAAATCCTAAAGCCTGTACCGTAGGGTCCTTCTCACCAGAATCTCTTCCAGTGCCTAGGTAAATCATATCTGCTGACCATTGAGTAGCGTCAGCCTTATATCCGCCATTAGGACCGAAGGCGGTCTGGAGTTTAATAAAAGCGGGGTGGCTAAGACGAGTCTTAATCGCACCTAAAAATTTTCTAGCCATACCCTGAGTCTTAGAGACGATAATTACTCTTGAGTTAGGGTTGGTAACAATTTTATATAAAACGTAATTTATGGTTACGGTTGTAGACTTAGCGTGTTCAGGGGGTACGTTAATCAACACACGGTTGTCAGCACCTGGCTCGTAGGTCATAGATGGATGTAGCCACCTAGGAGTCCTACCCTCAATCAGGTCAATCCAATCAAGGTGGTGTTCAAACAACTTAGTATCTAGGAACTGCTCTGAGAAGTCAGGGAAGGCTATAGATTTCAAATCCCCTAAGTCAGCGATAACTCCCTTACCCATAAGGCGGGCCTTATCGGCTCTTTCTTTAAAGGCGGGGTCCTGCATCGACCATTGGCGAAAGGTAACATCATTACGACCAACGGATGCCATAGCGGCTGTAATGGTAGAACCTTGCTGTAATTGTATTAAAACTTTTTCTTGGGCCTCGCCCTTTGGTATATTTTGTATCCCTGGCTTTCGTCCCATTACGTGCCCCTTAAATCGGTCATATAACGCTACCCGTTAAACGGCATAACTGTGGTCGTCTCCTACTTCGTAGGTTAAATATTTATATATTATATTCAACGAACGAGGAGCCAAAACGACGAGTTCGTTTGAACTCTGTAGTTTTAACTACATATATAGATAACCTGTTGGAAGTAGTAAAACCGAACACTAGGTTCGGATATATTTTTAAAAATGTCCTATTTATGGCACTTTGTGCCTATATTATAGGGGGGATATAACAAAAAATTTTGGAGGAAGAGTACAGTATAGTATTGCACGCAGATTAAATAACCGTGGGTCAAAACCCTCAACCTCTACCTGACGGTTAGACACACACCTGACCCCTAGGCACACCCTTATCCTTTGCACTTGGCTAGGTTTTAAAGTCTTTTCTTGGGGTAATAAATAAATACTTATGGCGTGCGTCTATCCCCCCTGCACTTATCCCCCCCTTATAAATGGAATTCAAAAGAACTTAATCAATAATCCAGAGGGCACAAGGTCTCACATATTGAGACAATCACCCCACCCAATTATAACGAAAGTGTTATACAAATATCCTTGACAAGCCCCCCGCCCCGTGTCATTCTTCATTCACTAGCCCAAGCAACCACGCAAGGGCAGGACAGGAGCAAGGCAATGAAATACCAAGTAAAAGAAAATGATGGTAAATGGCAGGCAATAATCTCTAATCCAGTTCTTAACTTAGATAGGGTTTATACCTATGATGAGAAAGAACAGGCGGAGTATAGAATTGAGATGGAAAAGCAACAGGTGAACGATTGGCTTTCCACAGTTTCCAAATTATCCGATTATTTCAAACCACAGAACTAGCAACACCGCCCCCCGCCCGCTAACGACGGCGACGGCTCAAGACCGACAGGGGGCACGCAATTACCTAGGCGGGAAATACTCGCTCAGGATTTGCAAGAAGACAGGAGCAAGAAATGACACGCAAAGACTTTGAACTCATAGCGGAGGTTATCGCTACAAGTTGGCACGGCAATGGGGAGTTAAAATTCCAACTCTCCCACAATATGGCGGACAAGTTAGAAACCACTAACCCCCGCTTTAATCGGGAACTATTTCTAACCGCTTGCGGGGTGAACTAATGGCATATGACCCAGACAATCAAAGCCACCACTTAATTCTAGACTTGGTGGACAATATGCAAAGTTTTAAGGATTTTGATAACGCCATAAGCGTGCTAATTGAATGGGGTTTGATTGATGCCGAAATTGGCGCACAAGCCCCCGAAATGTGGACGGAGACGGAAGAAAACTAGCAACACCGCCCCGCCTCCTTAACCAGAGGGCACAGGCTCAAGACCTGAGCGGGGCACAAGGTAAGGCGGGAGACACCCGCAGACCTTACAAAGAAAGACGGGGGAAATAATGAAATGGCACATAAGGAGAGGGAGAGTTTACAAATCCATAAACGGGACGGCTAAGGCTCATCTTTTTTATTGGGTAAAGCAAGAGGGGGCTTACCACTTTGTGGCGGGTTATTATGGATTTGGGCAAGATGTCCAATTTCAGGGCTTAACCTTTAAAACTGCGGGAGAGGCTAAGAATTACTGCGCCACAAAGGACGCTCAGGCGGTAATAATTGAGGAGGTGGGGGCGTGATTGACTTAAAGAACTTATTCACCATTTCGTTAGACGATTATGGCTTGGTAGTTCAAGGGTATTTCGGAGATGTTTATATTCCTTGGCGCACTCTAATCCTTGGCCTGCTTGTAATTACGGGGCTTAAGATTTGGAGAAGGTGGCAAGATAGATAACGAAATTGTTATAAGAAACAAAGCCCTAACCCTTGACGGGGGCACGGTGAGCAAGACACCATAGGGCACGGGGTAAGGCGAATGCCTAACCTTGCAAGACTAGACGGGAGACTAGAAAAATGGAAAATAAAGTAAAGGGCGTGGAGTTATTGGCTACGCTTGAGAAAATTAAAGGCGGAGAAACTTACGACATCTTTAACCTGTTGCCAGATATTGCAGGGGGTAGCGTGTGGTTAGATGAAATCAAAGACACCGCAATGTATGTCCAAGGTTATGTTAATGCTTACGAGGATTACAGCATAGATGACCTTAGAGATTACGGGCACGAGTATGCAAACGGGCAATGTGAAACCTATTACAAAAACATAAATGACGAGGTGCAAGCCTTGAGCCTATGGGCTAGTAATGAAATCGACGAAGGGGTGGCAGAGTTAGCGTCAGATATAGAACCAAAACTTACAACTTTGCAGAGCCTTTATTTATTCGTGGCAAAGCGTATGGTATGGGACGCAGTAGTAGACCAAACCTTTCAACACACAACACAAGACGAATTGGTGGAGGCATAAATGAAATCTCCTACCTATTACCGCACACGCACGATTGTGCGGGCGTTGTTTGCGCTTGGCGTGTTTGTTATCTTTTACCTAATCGCAACCCGTATCTGGTGGACGGGCACGGGATTTTGCTTTAACACTATCGAGATTTGTGGGGTGTGATATGTGTGGCGATTGCTTACAAGATATAAAGATTTGTGGGTGTGATAAATGAATTGCAATTTATGTGGGTGTGATGGTGCATACTTAGCACACGAAGTTGGACGCAAGACCGTATCCATATGCGGTGATTGTTGGTATGACGAAATGAAATGGCAACGAAAGATGGGAGAAAAATAAATGTTAGATGAAGATACACCAGAATGGGAACACACAATAACCGCAACGGTTAAACTACGGCAACGCAACAGAGCAACCGACGCAGACAAAAGTTGGTTTCTTGCAAAGGATGATGAAGAGAGTTGGTATGTTCTCTCGATTGATTGGGATAACCTTGCCAATTCAGACACAATCAGAATAAAATAAACCAATGGAGACAGGAGAAGCAATGAACGCAACACAAGAAATAAAAATTACTGGTAAAGAGCACGAAGAATTATCTTGGAAAAGATATGTTTATTTTGAATATCAAGGTAAAGAATATGTAGTCATATTATTTTGGGATGAGTTCAATGGGTATGAAATCTATTGGAAAAACTCCGAAAGTGGTTTGATTAACTCTCAAGAAGCCCCAGATTGGGTGGTAAATTGGGATGAGGACGAGCACGAAGGAATGAGTTTTGGTCATTACTTAGATGAACTTACTTACCAATGGAAACCAAGTCGAAATAATCCTGACTTATTTGATGACTTAGTATCTTCGGCAGAAAGATTAATTCAATTAACAGGAGAGAAAAAGAATGGTTAAGTATCAAATAACCGCAGAGGTTGATAGCCAATGGTTTGATATTCTAGGGCAGATTACTAGGTATCAAGATGGGTTTGTGTGGCACGCAGTAGAGGAGGTAAAATAACAATGGACATATGCCAATTTTGTGGGTGGGAAATAAAAAATCCTGCTTGGTATAACTACTATAATCAGAAACCATTTTGCGACGATTGCAATATGGATATGTATTTAGAAAAAGAAAAAGAAATGGAGAATGCATAATGATTGGAACAAGCAGGGTAGTTAGAACAGATAGCAATGGTGAAAGATTTTTAGGCGACCCACCTAGTAATGTGGTTGTTCTAAGAAATGCTTTTGATGTTGTCTATGAAACCAAAGGGACGGAATGTGTAAGAGTATTCCTACCAGAGGGCGTCGGTATTCCAGAGGATTGGAATGAATGGACAATGCAGGCTAAAGATGAATGGTTATTTGAGAACCAAGATTATGTAAACTACAAATGGAAAGATGTAGATAGAGGTGATGTAGTCCAGATACAAGAATTAAGATGAGCATAACAGTATTCTTCCTCCTATTACTTGTGCTCAGATACCACAGAAAATGGCTTACCTATTGGAGAAGTTGGAGGACTAGATGAGTATAATTGCTGAGGTGTTAATGCCACCTGAGTGGACTAAAAAGGCGTTGTGTGCTGAGGTAGACCCTGAGATATTCTTTCCCGACAAAGGGGAGAGGACAGCCCACGTTAAACAAATATGTAAAGCCTGTATTGTCAAGGTAGAGTGCCTTGAATATTCGATACAGAACAACGAAAGGTTTGGCGTATGGGGCGGACTAACGGAACACGACAGACGCAAGGTAAGAGCAAGAAAAAAGGTAAGTTAATACACAAGCGGGTGGTAGCCACGGCTTTGTTGGTTATCACCCTAACTTTATTTTCTGTCAATAAGATAAACTCACCCTCCAAATCCCCCACCCCTGAGCCGACTAAGGCTACAATGGAGCAGAAGAAGGCTAACAAAGCGTTGGCTAAAAAGATTGCTTGGGTTGGGTATGGTTGGAAAGATAAAGAATGGGCTTGTCTTGATAAAATATTTATTAAAGAAGCAAAGTATGACCATCTTGCAAAGAACCAATCTGGTTCAAGTGCATACGGAATTGGACAAAGACTTAAAGAAAAAAGCAAAGACCCTATGGTTCAGTTATTACATACATATAAATATATCCAGCACAGATATAAAACCCCTTGTTCTGCTTGGCGGTTCCACGTTAAATACAATTATTATTAATGTTTGACTTGCGAGGCGAGCCAGCACTTGTATGTGTGTGTGGTTCAAAGATGTGGAACTTAAAAGTTATGTGGGATAGTGAGACTAGACAAGTAGGAATGTATTTGTTAGACCAAGTATGTGATGAGTGTGGGGCTATAGCCACCGCTCCGACAGAGATAGATGGGTGTGATTAATGCCAACATATGAATATAAATGTAATGTATGTGGTGGGCAACAAGAACTTAGTAAGGCGCACGACGACGAGACAATACCTGTTTGTTGTGATACAAGTATGACACGTTTATGGTCTGCCACTCCTACCATTTTTAAGACAGGTGGATTTTATTCTACAGGTGGTTGAGGTTCTTCAGTTTCAGGTAAATCTTCATCACGAAAAGGTTTAAATCCTCCAACTTTATTAATCAATTTCTTTATTGCACGTTTATTTCTCATACGAGCAGTGTCTTCACTAGGTAGTTTCATCTCATCTGCAATTGCTTGGAAGTCCATACTCTCAGAGTAGCGAAGGAACAATAACTTCCTATCTTCTTTACCCAACTTCCAAAATCCTGCATCAATTTCAATCATCATTGCCATTAGATTTCCTCCTTCGGAGGGAGCAGAGGGACGAGCAGTGCCACCAAGATTTAATTTATGTGCAAGGTTTATCTCACCCCTTAAGACAGAGGGCAACAAGGCTTCAATCATATCTGCTTGGTAAAAGAATAGGTCAGAGGTTTCATACCCACCTGTCTTTGCTTTCCAAGCCTGACAATAATCTAGTGCTTGATTGCGAAGCGAACGATAGATTAAATTCTTTGCATCTTTCTCACCTATTGCTTCCCAAGTATCTAGTTTATTTGGGTGCTCAACAAACCATTGATATAGATTTTGTTTTATATCTTGTATATCAATCTTAAATTTAAGTTGATATTCAGAGGCAACAGAGTCCACAATGTAGTCCCACTTTTGTATTCTATTCCATTCAATCACGTTAGTTTTATGCCCAATTCTACTGGTAAAAATGTAACTAATTTAGTTGTCTTTGACTTATCTTGAAACTCAGTAGTAGTTGGTAGCCATTTATCAACCCATTCTAAATCTTTTACTACCGAGTTTAGAGGGAAAGCCCAGACTCCAATAGGTGTAGAGTTTATATACCAAGGTTCATAATTTAAAACCTTTGCAGTCGTAACTAAAAAATCAAACTTCTTTCTCTCTAGTAACAAAGTATCATAGTGAGTAAGCCTAGACTTAAGTTCAATAAACATTTTGAAACTACTACTTGTGCAGTCAAATCCATCATATTCATTAGAAGACTTTTCTAAATCAGAATAGTGTCCAGTCTTTAACCAATCGAATAACTCTTGTTCTTTCATTCAGTATCCCACTTATGCCTCAAGACTAACAGGGCTATGATTGAGTAGTTTGCCATATCTTTAAAGGAGTCTTCAAGCGATTCGTATTGTGGTGTTGCGCCTTTGTCAACAAGGTTATTAATGCGGGCAAGTTTGTCGTGCATACGCACTCGTAATCCATTAAGAGGTCCACCTGGTGATTCGGAGATATTCTTCGGGCCGTAATCAAGATGTTTCTTGATGAGTAATTGTTTGAGTTCATCAAAGGTTTCACTGACCGCTATTGCAAACTTGGGGTCGTAAGCAGGGGCACTGTAATTTGTAGTATCAATTGATTGTCCTGTATCTTTGTTGATGTTATATGGAAACCTTGCCGTTCCAAGTGGGTTATAATCTGCCATACTTCTTCACTCCCCATTCTCTTTGTCACCTTCAGTTAGTAATTGCTGAAGTGATTCGTCAAAATTCTGTAGAGAAGATTTGACTATCATATCCTCAATCAACGTGTCAATTAAGTCATAGCCATTTTCTGCTGCAAAAAGTGTAACATATGTAGATTGTGCTATATGTCTTATTTGTTCCGTGTTGTCCGAATTGTCGTAAATAAATTTTAGCAAAGAACCAAGCATTAATCTGTAGCCATTAGGAAGTATTAGATAAGGGTCAAAGTCATCATCATCTTCCAAGGTATGGTCTATTAAATCAAATGAATTATCAAACACTTGACCACAATCGTGACACTTCAGATAGTCTGGGTCAATTGGGTCTATCACTCAAGCCCAGCCTTCTCTCTTATATATCCTGCTCCGAATTTAACATAGGCTGAGTTGACATCTTCTCCTTCTGGCAGTTGCACAATAGTAACGGGGAGTTCCCTAGCCAATGAGCGTGCGAACTCCGTGCCTGGTTGGTCTCCGTCGGCAAAGACAAATACTCTTTCAAAGTCCGCAAGTAAGCGAGTGTAATGTTTCTTCCAACTATTAGCCCCAGGAACACCGATACAAGGAATACCAACACAAGCAGAAAGAGTAATAGTATCGAGTTCACCTTCACACACTCCAATGTAATCGCTTGCCTTGTCTATGTCTAATACGTTATACATTCTGGTATCAGCACCAGTCATTCCCATATATTTAGGTTCAACAGCAGGATTAAGACTGCGAAAACGCAAATCGACTGCACCAGTCTTGGTAATATACGGTATGGATAATCTTCCTTGGAATGCTTCGTGTCCAACTTCAGGCTCCACGACTACGCCTAATTGCGCCAGCCGTGCTACCTCCAATGGAATGCCTCTGCTTTTTAGGTAATCTTCCGCCCGATAAATGTTTTCCCCGTAACGTGCTGCTGCTTTGTCCAGTAATTCCTTCTGCGATGCGCTCTGCTTCACGTATATTAACTCCTTCTTGTTGGCTTATTATTTGTAAACTGTTACCTTGCACTCCGCAGGCGAAACAGAAGAATATATTATTGTCAAGATTCGCAGTTCCTGATTGGTGCGTATCGGAGTGGAAAGGACACTTGAGATTAACTTGCCCGTGGTCTTGTCGTAGATTTGCTCCGTAGTGCAAAAGAATTTCTCTAATGCTTGGTAAGTCATTGTCATTTCTTCTCACCATATCCTGCCTCTCTTAAAAGATTAACAACATCTTCTAACCTCAACACTACAACCCAATCTTTAATTCTTTCTTCACCTTGACCATTAAGTCTTAAACAAACTAAACCAAGTATGCCAGTCTTAGCACGTTCTTTTAATTGCTTAATAGCACTAGATGGATTGAACCCAGTTCGTGCTTTGACTTCCCAATCTATACCAACACACCCAGTTATATCTGTACCACTACGACCTGCACCAGTAGATTCTGCATATGGGAATCCATTAAGTGCTAAGTATTCAGCCACTACTTTTTGGCTACGGTATCCCCTATGTTTACGGGATTGAGATGGCACTAGTACGCACTCTTATCTTTCCTAAGAATGCGAACAGCCCAATCTAATCCTTGATTAAGTCCATCACCCCACTCATCGGTAGGTTTAATCTTTCTTTCTTCAATCTTGGTAATAAAATCTTTTAGTTCTGCGTTAACCTCAAGTAAAACAAGACGACGAATCTCCTGTGTCATATCATCTTCTTCTTCTCTAATCACACTCACTCCTTAAACTGTTCGACTGGCACTCGCCAGCCTTCAATGTATGAATCATACCATTCGTCAGTCATATAGTCGGTAGGCGCAATGTGTCCATATACCTCAACTTCAGAGTAATACTCAGTGTCCAATACTTTAGCCCCAAAAATATAGTTGTTGATGTCCTTCTTCCAAAAGGGTATAGAAGTTTGGGTTCGTATAGACCTAACCTCATAGTTCGCCCCCACATCAGCCAATAATTTACGTTGAGGATGAAGATTATTAGGGTACCAAGGGACATTCCAAGACTGGTTATACTGCTTGGCTACCGCCCACTCGCATACATTTGCCCTGATATTGGACAGCAATTCGTGCTCCAACTTGCCATCTATCTTACCTTTAGCATAGTTGGGTTTGTCTGTTGAGCCGAACTTGGCTAGCCATCTTTCTACTGCAAGGATAGTAGCAACCCTGACCTCATCTTTATCTAGGGCTACTATCAACGCCAGGCAACCTTTGGATACTTAGTAAAATTAATAAAGAAAAATAGGAAATCAAATCTATTTACCCTAGCAACTATTGTATTTAGATTGTCTTCCTTCATATCTATCAAAGGATACTTTTCATATCCAATACCAAAACAATGTATAGTATTAAACCCAATAGTTATAGACATACTACCTATATCTTTAGTCAATTAATTAACCACCATTCTCTGGTATGTCAGACATAAACATAAACTCAGGATTAAAAGATAACCAGCAGTTTAAATTAGCGTTAGCATCTGCCCGACCATATCTGTTCTTTACAGGGGCAACAGCCATAGAAGTACCAACAACTCCAAGAGTGCAGATAAGAGCAGGAAGTTGCGCCACTTTGCCCTGAAGAGCCGAGCGAGGCTGACAAGGAGTACCAAGTACAGCCTCAGAAGTGTGATGAAGAATAATAATAGCAGCGTTAGTAGCACGAGCAAGGTATTTCAACTCCTTCATAATCGCCCTCATAGAAGCGAACTCTTCGCCTCCGTCAGTTGCAATGTCCATAAGATTATCTACAAAGATTGCTACGGGTGGGCAACCCCATAGTTCTTCAAAGGCTTGGACTTCTTCATCTATGTCTTGCAATGTAGGACTAGATTCAAATGACCAAACAATATGAGCACCCTTTGCTAATACAGCACGAGTCCAGCCTTGGTCAGTATTCATTAACTCTTCTACATCAGTTTGATTCTTACCTGAAATCATTGAGGCTAATCGCATAGCCATAGTGTGAGCATTAGTGTCAGCAGATATGTATAGGCTAGGCACTTTCATATTTAATGCTAAGGCTAAAGCAAGAGTTGACTTACCTACACCTGGAGTTCCTGCAAGCATAGAGACTTCTGCTCTACGAAATATAATTTTATTACTTTCGAATGTTTTAAATACTGAAGGTAGTGGCTCTCCGCCAATATCTTTTCTACCTACGCTACGAACAAGCGTTCTCATTGGTTTCCTGTCTTAAGTTGGAGGAGGGATAATATCTTCCCCTTGCTACTACCCCTCCGCCAATTCTTATTCTAGTTCTTGTTGAACTAGTTTGCTGGTTTGCATTGGTCTGGTGTCCCCTGCGGGGTTGGGCAAGCCCAGAATGCGTAAGGTTTCCCCGTCGTTTTGCTTACTCCACTGCGATGGATTCTTGCTCCGTGTATACACGTCGGGGTTGAGAGACCTCCCGTAGCGGATGGAGGCGATTGCGGGGCGGTTGTGGAGGTAGGCGACTGCACTATGCCTACTGTTGAACCAGTGGTCCCCAAAGGGGCGACAGTGTAAGCACCTTGAATTAACTTTCCAGTTGCTGCAATCTGTGTAGAGTAATCACTCACACCTTCAAGCAACACTGATAGTTCTTCAGAAGTATTTGCACGTATATTAATCAAGTCTCCAGATGGAGTTTTATAAGAGACTTGTAACTTCCAGTCTTCGTTTGCCATTTATTTATCCTTCGTGAATTGGCAGTGTTCTGTGAGTCCACAGTAACTGCACGATTGTAGGTTCGGTAGAAATATACCAGCCTTGCGAGCCTTATCAAAGCCTGACACAAAATATTCTAATGTATCTAGTGTATATCTACTAAGGTCAATCATTTCCCCTGTCCCTGACTCACGAGACATCCAGTAATTACCTAGATTGACTTTAACACCAAGCATCTCTTCTACACCGACTTTATAAAAGCCTAATTGTAAATCAGATACTGGCTTACGAGAGGATGTTTTCAAGTCGACAATCACAAGTTGTCCGTTAACTTCAAATATCCTGTCAATAAACATCTTCACTGGCACGTCAGCAATGATGGGATTTAATTCCAACTCAATAGCCCGAACACCTTGAGGGGTAGTCCAGATTTTCCAGTCTTTATTATTTTTGCGCCAAGAGATGTAGTTGTCTACCCACTTGGAACCCTGTGTATTCCACCAAACAGCATCTTCCTTGTTTGGATTTGCAATAGTTGAACGACCAGCAACACGAGCAGTTGTTAAATCTAGTCCTTCAGATTCTTTAGCCCAAGCCTTTTCCCATAGTTCATTCATTTTCTAGGTCATACAATTCTGTCGCATAGTGAAAGGCTCTGCCACCAGCAGACCATATTGAAGGCTCTTCTTCTAACTTCAGTAATCTTCCTAAGTAATACTGATAGCCACAAGTTAAATAAGTTGTAAATGCTGAATAAGATATATGTGCAGGCAGTTCATATCCATCAAGTTTAAGCATAGTTTCTCCTGTCTATTGAATTAGATAACCCTCCTGCGGAGGACAGGAGAGTACTCAACACAAGAGAGTTATCTAAATTTATTTATATTTAATTATACTACCCTGTCGGGTAATTAGATTTAGGAAAGCCCCCCTACCCCCCATAAAAAATTATGGTTGGTAGAGAAGACATAACCCTGTCGGTATAACCGTCATTGAGGTTTCGCCCCCACCATTGCTGGTAGATGAATATTAACACAAGCACCTGACATATGGAAGCCATAGACACACCAATTAAAAACACAATAATGAACGACAAAAGACCCCCTTCCCAGTATCTCTACTAGGTCGGGGGTTATTTGTGTCTTAAATGGGCGTTTAAAGCCCGATTAGGGCTACTTCTCTGTGCGTCCGAACTCTGGTGCTGACTTATCTAGTGCCTTTAAAATAGGTCCTACTAGGCCAGCAATGAATGCTGCTGCCAATACCTTTGACTCACGTTGTCCTGCCGTATATAGCGCAACTGCAGATGCTGCAGCAGCACGAAGGTATGAGAGGGCAATTTGTTTTACTTTTTCTTTGTCAAACATTTTTTCTCCTTAGAGGAACTTAACTAACTCAGCCCAAGTTTTTGGACCGATG